AACAGAATAAAGTTTTCCCCCTCTTCCGCATAGAAAGAAGGGAACTGTCCTTGAACTAGAGTTGAGAGTTTATTCTCAATGGCCATTAGTCGATCTCACCAATCGCAGAAATTGTAGCATCATTCCCTCTCATGATCAGTATCTGTTCACGCACAGGAGTGACATCTAGGTTTACAGGTTCAACCGTAACTTTCATCTCAATACCATCAAAAGCTGAAGGTAAAAATCTTTCGACTTCAACAAGACCTGTAGTATAGTCTATTGAACCCGCAGCAGTTACAATATTCACCTTTTGCTTATCATCATTAAAACGGAAAATATTTACATTACCCAAACCATCATCATCTAAAAATGCATCAAACCCATTAAAGGTAAACTTAGTAGAAGATAGTGTTCCAGTTCGTAGTGGATTGCTAAATCTCAAAGTAACTTTTTCTGCTACATTCGTATTTGGAACAAAATGTTTTTGGAGTTTTAATGATACATCATTATTGAGAATAGATTCGTTTGTGTTATCAAGTGCGCGAACAAGACGTGAGTATCTTAGCTTATTACCAAAACGCTCAAGGTTTGCAGTATCGAAAGCATCAACAGCAGCACGACAAGCAGCAATTGTTGCAGATGCTGTTAGAGTTGTTTTCAGTGAATCGTAGAAAGTTCTAATTGTAGGAATAATATAGATATAATCTGGATCAACCATAACAGGATCAATACCAAGAGGTGTTCTGTTAAGAATGCTCTCACGAATTTCTTGCTTTCTAATAGCAGTAGCAAATTGTTCACCTGTAGGTTTTACAGCAATAAACACCTTACCAAATACTGGTGGGACAGCAGTTTCACCACCAAAAGCGGCTACTGATGCAAGATCAGTATTCTCATTTAGAAGAATTCTTTGATAGTCATTATTAATGACTGCTCTGTTCTGAACCTCAAAGTTTCTTGGAGCATTGAACTTGATACTATCAATACTCTCCAAATCAACACCACCTCTTGCTACAGAATTAACAACAAGTGAAGCGGATGAATATGAAGGAGTAATATTGACTGAATCAATACTAAACGTGTTAGCACCATTTGTTACAGGTCCATTACATACACGATAGTCTACAATAATAATCTGGTTGTTCTTTAGAGGTTTGCCTAAAGCACCATCAGAGAAATAAATTTCAAACTGCTTGTCAGCGCACTCTTGTAGATAGTAAACTGGTGTTGATGAGTTTACATCACGAATGTTTGTTGCTAGTGTGAATACAGTATTGGCCAGATTAGTTGATGATTCCTGCACCCTTACTGAGATACTTCTTGTATCGACATCTTGGTTAGGTAGAGCATATCTGACAGGATTAGAAGTATTCACTGTAAATCTTTGGGTAAGTGGTTCACCTTCAGTTATAGAAATAGCTTTACTAAACGTGTTAGCTATATTATTGATAATAACATCATCTGGAGTGACGTATGTGTATGCAATATCATCAATGGTTGTGGTAAACTTTGTATTCTTTGGAAGATTAAATGAAGATACAGTATTAGCAATTCCTGCAAATGTGATTGTCACATTAGCAGTTGATCCTCTCGCAGAACGGGAAATATAACCAAGTTCCTTTGATCTTGACACAACACTATCTCTTTGCTGTGCTGTATCCAAAAACATCTCGTTTGCAAGCATATTCGTATAGAACGAATTATAATGAGTGTTATAAGCAAGAATGTCCAAAAGCACAGATATGTTACTACCTTCAAAGTCGTAATCATTGAACTGTGTTTGTGAACTTAGGTATGATTTTAGATTACTGCGAATGTCTTCAAAATCGACTTCAGTAACTTCTAGATATGTATTAGCGGCCATTATCGAACTCTCTCTAAGATTACATCTAAGACAACAGGGGTAACATCATTACGAATTTGAAAAGCGACAGTTACAGAAATAGCATTCAGATCAGAGCGATCTTCTACCAACACATCAAGAACATCTGCTCTTGGTTCATAGTTATTGATAACTTCGATGACAGCATTTTCCATTGTCTGTTTTAGTGCTGGGGACCATAGTTCAAACAAATAAGAACGAATAGAACATCCAATGTCACTACGGAACGGTCTTTCAAAATAGTCAGTAAGAATCAAATTACGAACAGACTCTTTCACTGCTTCTCTATTTACATTTGTGTTCAATTTTTTTGTGATTGGGTTAGCCTGAAATAGACTATCGAAATCACTGAACACTACCGTTTCTTTTGCGCCAGCCATTGTTATTCCTTACTGTGATCAACTATTTATGATCCATTCTTGATAGATTGTATCTCTGCGCGTCTTTCTTTACAAAGTTTGGCTATCTCTGCAAGTGCTTTTCTTGCTCTTGTTCCTGCTGATGCATTACCTTGTTCAAACTTCTCACTCTCAGCAATGTACGTTTCAAACAAATTTACTAGATTATCATGATTATTCATGTTTTTGCCCTTGACAAATTCTAAAATTATGGTAGAATAGATTCTGTGATCCTTCAGATTTAATTAATATTTAGTCTCCAATAAACACTGTTCCAGAACCAGATTCAATCTTGTTAGAACCATCTTTTCCAGAGATGCCAGGTGGATCATCACCTGTGTCAGCACTATCACCAACTCTAGCAGCACCCTTTGTACCACTATTTAGATTGATAGTTTTACCGTCCATTGTGATGTTACCATCTGCAATAATATTCAAGTCACCAGTAACATGTAGTTTATCATTTCCTGTTACTGTTCTGAAACCATTCTTGTGATGCGTTACTACATCTCCATTAGGATGCATTTCAATAAATGTACCAGACTTATGATATACATGTATCCTCTCAGCATTAGCAGTATCGTCAATCTCCACAACATGGCCTGATTCAGATTCAAACACATGGTTAGTTGGATATTGTGCAGCGTAAGGTGAAGCTGGTTCTCCAGTTACACTATCAGGCGTCTTGCTAATTGAATTGACACCACGAGCAAGTTTGTTTACGTCACTCTCATTAGTACTCTCTGGAATACCAGAAAGAGTACCCAAGATGATAGGTTCCTGTGCGCGATTACCGTCTGCAAAGAAACCAATTACCCAACTACCAACTAAGATTCCCGTGGGACTTCTTCCCGTTCCACCACTAGCCGCAGATGTGATATCTTGAAGTTGCTGAGCCCATGGTAAGTCCTCAGTAGGTATTTGGTCTTTATCATCGGTGTGGAAACCAATACACCGTACACGGACCCTGCCGAGTCGTATAGGGTCATTACGGTCTTCGATGATTCCGAAAAACCATACAAATTCATTTCCCGTTAGGAAGTTTCTCATCTTCCACCTTCTCTACATACTTAAGAAAACTCAGAAGTCCATTCTTGAGTGTCTCTTTGGTTTTTTCTTTTTCATCGACGTGATCAGTTAGGTGATCAAAAGTCTCCGCCGGATTTGAATATTCTTGAGAGGAGTCCACGCTTCTTCTTCTTTTCTTTGTTTGCTGGTCTATTGTCATCTGACACTTGATGCTCTGCTAAAGGCTTTTCGTTAAGAAGAGCATTTTGAGGCTGTGATCTTTTTCTTGGAACCTTAACTGGCTTTGTCACAATCTCTTGCAGTTCTTCGGCCTTCTCTTCTACTTGAACTTCTGGCTCTACAATCTCTTGAAGGAATTGCGCTTTAATCGCTTTATCTCGTTTTGAACCGGGCAATGGCATATCTGTCTCCTATAATTCTGGTTCGTCAATTTGTTTAAGTGCTGTGTCAGGAACATTTTTTGAAATCCAATCATAAATCTGTTTCTGCACATCAGTTTCTTTATTAAATCTTTTACCTTCTTTTTTCAAGTTCACATAAGTGAAGTCCTTGACAATAATACCACCAGCAGATGTCTTAATGGGCTTACCATTTTTGTCTGTCCAAGGAATAGTATTCTCTCTATTATTCAAAATGACATTTACAGCACCGTTGATTCCTCTGGGTAGTTTACCCTTGATAATCTGTGACATTGTTTGAGCCGCGCCCTCATGCGTTTTCAAAAGAATATCACTTGGGACAACTCTTGCTCTACCAGCATTATTTTGAACAGCAGTATGATAGTTTGTCAATACCCAAGTTACATGAATATCCTTTGTGTCATAACCAACTGATTTTAGTTGCGGTAGCACATCTGTGATATCACCAATATCTTTAAGAGTGATATCAAAAATGATATTCGGAAGTGTACCCTTTGATGCGGCGCCTGAGCGAACTAAATCGTCCAGCATCATTTTGAGTGTTTTCTCTTTGACAGCAACCTTCTTTACGAACATATGTAACTTGAAAACATCTTTTGGTTTACGGAGATCAAGTCCACGAACCTCTGGATATTTCTTCTTCACTTTATCGATTTCTTGAAACGCTTTCTTCCACTCATCAACATCACGAATCTTAAACTTCTCACCTTCCATAAAATTCTGGATAGCAAATCCTTTACCAGAACCAGCACCACCAGCTAGAAAAACGATCTGGCCATAACGCTTTCCCTGATTGTACATAATCAGTTTTTCGTCAAGTTGTTTGTATATCTTCTGTGTAAAGTATTCTGTTAGTCCTAGTATCATTTCTTATATCCCGTGTCTTTGATACATTCAAATACTGTTATGTAGTTATTTTTGTCAAACTTATGTCTCAGTGAGGTAATCAAATGCTTACCTGTCATGTATTTATCTTCCCTCAAACCGTCCTCTGTAGTCGTTGCTACAGGGAAACTCAACCATACTACGTCACCCACATTTAGATTGGAGTTACCATGCACAGTCACCTCAAGCAGTTTATTTGAAATGTGCTTCTTGTAACTTCTCTTGAATTGTGCTGTTCTCTCAGAAGACTTTGGTTTTGGTGCTTCTTTATTAAATATTGGTAGTTGATCATGTCCAAATCTTGTAGTCTTCATATCTACGACAGCGGTCGATTCAGAATTACCAGGCACTCTAAAATGTAATTTGTTAAATTTGTCAGCAGTTTTTTCATAGCTATAGTTTTGTTCAATTGTTCTTTTTCTAAGTGTGTCAACTAAGATTGTCTTTGATCCATATAATCCACCTACCATATTATCAAGCATATCCGCATCTTTGGAGACTTGAAATTCAATTATCTTAAATGCATCAAATGATGGATCATCCGCTTTTGTACCACCCTC